AGCGCTTGCCGATAGGGTGCAAACGATAAAGGGCCGCGCGGTTTGGCGCGGCCCTTGGCGGTATTAGCTAAGGCGTGGGGCGGTCATGCCCCTAGACGGCTTGCAAGACGGTGAAACCCGCGACCTCTAGCGCCCGATCCCACGTAGTCCCACCGTCTAGGCTTAGCGCTTTCCAAAAATGGAAGGGCCAAAGGGCAGATTCGCCCCAATTGCCCGCCGCTTTCGCCGCGCTGGCGCAAGCGGCACTGCGCTTGTCATAGCCTCCCCCGCTGGCCTGGCCCCGTACCATTTCGCGCCCGATCCAATGTACATAGGCGTAAAGGCGGCCTGCACCGTCGCGGGGAAACTTAAACGCAATGTTGGCGACGCGTTCGCCGTCTAGCATTACTACATAGGCGCTAACTTGCGCGAAGGCTGCTTTGTGCTGGTCGTAAATGTCGGTCATAGTGTTTCTTCCTGCTAGATTTACCAAAGGGCCGCGCGTTTAGAGTTTCCGGCCTAGTGCCATGAACGGGCAGGCTTGGCGGTCCTGCCCTATCAAGGCGCTAGGCGGTCACTTGTCGCTTTCGCGCGCCTGATAGTCTTCTACGGCCATGCGCGCGGCTTCCTTGGCGATACATACACCGTTTGCAAGGCTCCAAAAATCGCCGCGCGCTTTGAGCGCGGCGCGGGCATATCCGGGCTGCACAAAACCATCCCAACGCTGCACCGGGGCAATAGTGTTTAGGTTCCTATCTTGCGCGAGGGCGTCGATAAGGAGGGGGAGGCCGAACTTCGCGACGACGGCTTGTTGCAGGGCCGGGGTGACAAACTGGCGATAGTAGGCGCGATGTGCCTTGTACGGGTCGCTAGTGCGGCTGGCTTCGAACATTTGAGCGCGGGTAATCATGTGTATTCTTCCTGTTCGCCACGGTTAAGGCGGTTAAGCGATAGTCGCATTCCAGAGCGCCACGTCGGGGCGGCCTCCGCTGGCGCGGCGCTCGCATTCCGCAATCGCCATTGCCAGTGCCCGCGCCTCGTCGGGCAAGGTGAAGACGCCGCAACGAACCGAATGCGTCCCCTCATTGCGGTAAACGTTATAATCGTGCCGAGTCTTGCCCTCGGCGGTTTTACGGCCATAGGCGTTTGGTTGGCGGAGCACAAAGAAGTCGCCCGCTTCGTGCATGATGTCGGATTCTTTGTAAGCCATGGTGTTTCCTCCTGCTAGATTTACCAAAGGGGCGGCGCTTAGCGGCCCTTATGGGCACCACCAACTCGCCCTTTTAGTGCGGGGCGCCCATTCCTCCACGTCATGGTCTACGCGCTCCAGATTGCGAAAATAACTCCACGCCCCGGCGTAGTGGCGATGCACCGTGCCAACCTCCGAGCCAACGCGCCCACGGCTGGCGATTATTTCCGCCGTGCGCATCGAGCGCTTGCGCCACAAGTTGCCGCCATGTTCGAAGTGATCCCCAACCGGCACGGATGCAAAGGGGCGGCTCACTGTCCGCGCGCCTTGGCGATAGCGGCGAGGCAATCCGCAAGGTTGGCGCGCATAGTGCTCGCTTGCGGCGCCTCCAAGGCGGTGCAGGCATACTCCAATGAGCTGGCTGCCTCTTCCAACGCAGCCAGCAATTCGGGCGCGGCGGTGATCAAGTCCGCGTTGGCCTCCGCTTCGCTGCCGGGCAGGCCGCGCGTGATGACTTGCGCGACGTGGGTGTTACGGCCCGCGTAAATAACCGGGTACTTGCTGGCCGGGGCGATGTTGCGGCCCCAAGGGCCGGGGGTATGTGCCGTATAGCTCATTTGCGCATTCCTTCGATAAAGAGGCGGGCGGCCATAAGGCCAACCAGCGCCAAAACGATTATGGTGAGGCCGTCCGTGCCTGTGACTGTCATGTTGAGCGCTCCATCGCGTTTGCGTTGCGACCCCCCTAATCCGGCAAGCGATAGGTTGCAAGCCCCTATTTGCATTTTTTTACAAATAGGGGATTCAAGGCCTTGCAACGCGTGCAACGCGTGCATCGCAACGTTTGCAACGTGTGCAACGTCTGGACTACCCCTAAAGGGGTATAGTCCCCAGCCGTTGCAAACGCTGCATTGCAACGCGCAACGTTTGCATCAAACGTTGTAAACGATGCAGACGTTGCAGCAATTGCAACGCGTGCAAAAAAATGCAGACGTTGCAGAAATTGGGGTAACTGTAAAATAATGCAAATCCGATTGCCCGCCCTAGTCGAACAGTTAGGGGGTTTGGCGGCGCTTGTCGCGTCGCATAGCAAGGCATATATTATCGGGCAGATAGCGACAAAGGAGCAAATAAAATGCCTGTACCAACTAAACGCAATGATGACCTAGTGCAAAACGTGTTGACCCGCCTTGCCTCTGGCCAGACGCTAACCGCAGCATGTAGGGCAAATGACATTGAGCCACGGACGTGGCAATTGTGGTGCAACGACAAAAGCGATTCGTCGCTCGCACAAGCGCACGCCGATGCTGTAGCGATAGGCCATGACGCAATGGCAGAGCAATGCATAGACATTGCCGACACACCAATCGAGAGGATACGCGACACGGCGGGTAATGAGAGGTACGACAGCGCCCACGTAGCCGCGCTTAAACTGCGCACAGATACCAGGATGAAGCTGCTGGCCAAGGTGTCACCTAAATACGCTGATAACCGTGTCGAGGTGACTGGCGCCAACGGCGGCGCGATAGAAGTTAATAGCAATGGCGGTGCCGTTGCAGAGCTGGTGGCGCTAATAAGGGCCGCTAAGCGCGGCGATGGAGCGCCCGCGCCCCTTGCCCTAGCTAAGCGGCCAACCGCGCTTAGCGACAGCCCTAGCACCATTGGCGACAGCGACGCGACGACCTAGCGCCGCGCGTTGCACCGCGATGCGGCGTTGCGACGATGCGACGGCCTAGCGCCGCGCGTTGCATCACGTTGCGCCACGATGCGGGGCGCGGTGGGCGATTGCGGGCGCGACGCGCGCTGGCGGGAGATTGCTAGGTTCCATCTGGCCCGTAAGTCGTTGAAAATATGAGCTTTTTTGGAAGNGGTGGGGGCCGGGAATGGGGGACCGGCCCGGTCGGCGCTGCATGACTCGCCGGTAATTTTTTGCAAAATGCCAAAATCAAACCTCTATTTGTAAAAAATTACACGTTCAGCAACAAACATGCCTACCCCTCCCCCATACCCACCCCCTTCTATTTGCAAAATAATACATACCCCCCTGCCCATTGACAGAACCCCCACCCTTCGCATATATTTTTTGGGCGGTGCTGCTCTTAGTGCGAGTAGCGAGCAAGGAGAACACCAAGTGGCCCTCGACCTGAGCGCTTTAGCATCGTTGGATGAGGACGATCTGAAGTCGTGGTCGGAAGACGACGTAGCTTACGTGCTTTGGCAGACCAAGTGGGCGATGACCGCTCGGCCAAATCAGCTTCCCCCAGCAATAGATTGGACTGAAGCAGGGTTCATGGCTGGGCGGGGATTCGGCAAAGCGCTTGCCCTTGATACCCCCATCGCCACAACAGCCGGATGGACGACGATGGGCGAAATCCATGACGGCGATGAGATATTCGATGAAAATGGGCACCCGTGCGTTGTCGAGAAAGCACACGATGTGCTGCTTGGTCGAGATTGCTACCGTGTGGTGTTTGATGACGGCTCGAAGATCGTGGCTGATGGCGAACATCTTTGGGCCACGCTTTCACGCGCGGACCGTCGTGCCAAACGCCCGGCTAAAGTACGTACAACGAACGAAATACGCGGTAGCCTGCGGGTATCAGGCGAGCGCAACCATGCTATACCCGTCGCAGGGCCATTGGATCTCGCCAATATAGATGATCTACCAATTGAGCCTTACTTGCTCGGGCTATGGCTCGGTGATGGAAGCTCGGCAGGTGCCTCCATCACCACCGCAGACCCGGAGATCGTGAACGCCTTCGAACGTGAAGGGTACACTATGCGCCCTTGGGCCACAGAAAACTGCGGCCTCGCTAAAATATATGGGATTGTGAGCGAAATTAGAGGTTCCCGCGATCCCGAGACAGGCCGCTATCTTGGAGGGGGTTTCCCTGAACAGCTACGCGAGCTAGATCTTGTGAACAACAAGCACGTACCGAAGATCTACTTACGGGCCTCGGCCAGTCAGCGGTTGGCGCTATTGCAAGGCCTAGTAGACAGTGATGGGCACGTAAACCGCAGCACCGGTAACGTTGAGTTTTGCTCCATAAATCAGCGCATCGCGCATGGAACTTGGGAATTAGCGCTGTCGCTTGGTCTAAAAGCGCGAATGTATGAAGATCGCGCACGCCTAAATGGCGTGGATAAAGGCGCTCGTTACCGTGTGTGTTGGCAGGCCGATGTTTCGACACCTCCTGCACGCTTACCGCGCAAACTTTCGGCGTTGCAGCCTAAATGTGCCCCAGCATCTTCGCGTCGCTACATCACGGCGGTAGAGCCTGTTCCGTCTGTACCTGTTCGCTGCATTACTGTAGACAGCCACAGTAGCTTGTATCTAGCAGGCCGTAACCTGATCCCGACGCACAACACGAGAGTGGGGGCTGAATGGTTGGCTGCCGCATCATACGAAGACCCCGATGCGTTTCCCTCGGCGGTGATCGCGCCAACTTACGGCGACGTTAAGTTCACTTGCTTTGAGGGGCCAGCAGGTCTGCTCAACGTCATGCCGAAAGAATTACTCATCCGGTATAACTCGTCCGATATGATTATCGAGATGAAGACGCGGAGCGGAAAGACAACAACCATCCGAGGGTTCACCGCAGAAAAGCCCGAACGACTGCGCGGCCCACAACACGCGCGCATTTGGGGCGATGAATTGTCCTCGTGGCAGTATGACGAAGATACATGGGATATGGCGCTCATGGGTCTTCGACTTGGTAATAATCCGCAAATTCTGTGGACGACGACGCCCAAGCCGAAAGAGTTGATCCGCAAACTAACCGAGCCGAAGAAGGGGCGGTTTATTGTTCGTGGGTCAACCTTCGACAACAAGGCGAACCTGCCCGATAGCTTTTTCGCGCAGTTGGAGCAGTATGAGGGGACAACGCTAGGGCGGCAGGAGCTGTACGGCGAGTTGATTGACCCCGAGGAGAGCGGCATCATTAAGCGGTCGTGGTTCAGGTTGTGGCCTGCCAAGAAGCCACTGCCGAACTTTGACTGGATCATCATGTCGATGGATACCGCGTTTACCGAGGCGACGTTCGATAAGAAGAACGGGGCGGACTCCTCGGCTTGTGTCGTCATCGGCGTGTTCATGCATGAGGAAGTTGCCAACCTGATCGTGCTGGACTGCTGGTCAGAGCAGCTAGGGCTACCTGAGTTGATTAAGCGGGTGAAGCGCGAGTTGAGCAACCGCTACGGTGACGACGAGGATACAGCGGTGATCCGGCCTATGTTTGGGTCGGCCAAGCCGACGACTAGCGGGCGTGCGCCGGACATCCTGCTGATCGAGGATAAGGGCAGCGGCATCTCGCTACGGCAGATGCTGATGCGGGAAGGAATCGAGGCGTACGCGTACAACCCCGGTCGGGCTGACAAGCTGACGCGGCTGCACATCGTCTCGCCAGTGTTTGCACAAAAGCGCGTATGGCTACCTGAGAGCGACAAGTTCAAGGGGCGACCGAAGACATGGATTGAACCCATGCTTGCACAATTATGCGCGTTTACTGGGGCTGGTTCCATCAAGCACGACGACTACGTGGACTCGATGGCGCAGGCCGTCAGGCTGTGTATGGACAAGGGTATGGTATCTACCGTAAAAGCCAGCGAAGAAAAACGGCGCAATGCTGACGAGGTTGATCGTCGTTCGGCACCGCGTGAATACCAAAACCCATACGCCGCCTAAAGGATAGACGATGGACGACGATGACGACCAGAATGATGCGCTGCCTGAATACGGCGACCTGAGCAGCGACACGCAGGGCGAGATCGCGTCGATGGAACCGGACGAGGACAGTGATGTCACCGAGACGGAAGATGGCGTGATAGTCAACTTGGGCGGTGATGAGGACGAGGAGCGCTCGCCCGATTTTTACAAGAACCTTGCTGAGGAGATGGACGAGGGCGAGCTGGATGATCTGGCCGCAACGTACCTCGACCTTTTGGAAAAGGACAAGGAAGCCCGTAAAAAGCGCGACGACCAGTACGAGGACGGCCTGCGTCGTACCGGGCTGGGGGATGATGCGCCGGGTGGGGCGCAGTTCCAAGGCGCATCGCGCGTCGTACACCCCATGCTGACCGAAGCGTGCATCGACTTTGCATCACGGGCCATGAAGGAGCTTATGCCGCCATCGGGTCCAGTACGTGACCTAATTATCGGTGAAGTGACCCTCGATAAGGTCAAGAAGGCCAAGCGCAAGACGGCGCTGATGAACTGGCAGTTGACGGTTCAGTCGCCTGAGTTCCGCGCAGAGTTGGAACAGTTGCTGACGCAGGTGCCGCTAGGTGGTGCGCAGTACCTCAAGACGACATGGGATAACTCGCGCAACCGTCCGCAGTTCTTGTTTGTCGCTATCGACGATATGTACCTTCCGTTCGCCGCGACCAACTTCTATAGCGCGCAGCGCAAGACGCATGTTCAGTACCTGACAACGCTGGACTACCAGCGCAAGGTCAAGAGCGGAATGTACCGCGACGTGGACATCACGCCGCCGGGTGCAGAGCCTGAACGGTCGGATGTGGACAAGGCCAACGATAAGATCGAAGGCCGCTCGGAAACGAGTTACAATGAGGACGGGCTGCGCACCGTATTTGAGATCTATGTCACTACCGCGCTGGACGATGATGACGAGCCTTCGCCCTATATCATCTCGGTAGACAAGACCTCACGTACTGTGCTGTCGATATACCGTAACTGGGATGAGTTGGACGAGACACGCGAAGAACTTCAGTGGTTCGTCGAGTTCCCGTTTATCCCGTGGCGCGGCGCGTACCCAATTGGCCTGCCGCACATCATCGGCGGTTTGTCGGCGGCTGCTACCGGCGCTCTCCGCGCGCTGATGGATAGCGCGCACATCCAGAACGCCCCAACCATGCTGAAGCTGAAAGGCGGATCGCGCGGGGGCCAGTCGCTCAATATCCAGCCGACGCAAGTCGAGGAGATTGAAGGCGGCATGAATGTGGACGACATCCGCAAGATTGCGATGCCGTTGCCGTTCAACCCGCCTTCGCAGATCCTGATGCAGCTGTTGAGCTTTATCACCGATCAGGCCAAGGGCGTCGTCCGCACCTCGCTTGAAGACATTAGCCAAGATATGCAGGCGGATACGCCGGTCGGCACGACGCTGGCCCGTATGGAGCAGGGCATGGTGGTGTTTTCCGCCATCCATGCCCGACTGCACAACGCAATGGCTCGGCTGCTGCGTGTGTTGCACCGTCTTAACGGCATGTATCTTGACGACGAGGACATCGAAGATGAAGTTGGTGAAGAACTGGCATCGCGCGATGACTTTGAAGGGCCGATGGACGTGGTCCCGGTGTCGGACCCCAACATCTTCAGTGAAGCACAGCGGTACGCTCAGGTTCAGGCTGTGGCGCAACGTGCCCAGATTGCTCCTCAGTTGTACAATCTGCGAAAAGTCGAGGAGCGCATCCTCGACACGCTGAAAATTCCTAACCCGCAGGAATTGCTGGCCAAGGCCATCGACCCCAAGGAGCAGAACTCGGTCAACGAGAACGTAGCTGCTACGATGGGCCATCCGATTTTGGCATTCCCTGAGCAAGACCATATCGCCCATCTCAAGGCGCACTTGGGTTACATGCTCAATCCGATGCTTGGCTCAAATCCGCTGATCGCACCTGTGTACCTTCCGCTGATGATCAACCACATCAAGGAACACATGGCATTTTGGTATGCCAATGGTGTATTTGAGTTGGGTAGCGAAGCCGTGGGGTCCGACATCGGTGAGGCTATGCGCGGCATGAAGGATGTCAATGAGCGGCGGTCGTTTGACCGGATGCTGGCTGAAGCCTCGCAGACGGTAAGCGAAGAAGCCCAGCAGGTGTTTGCGCAGCTACCAGCAGCAGTTCAGAAAGCGCAGCAGCTCTTGCAGCAGTTGACACCCCCGCCCCCGATGGACCCGGCAGTGCAGGTCGCGCAGCAGCAGGTTCAGATGCAGGCGCAGAACAACCAGCAGCGCAACCAGATCGAGCAGCAGAAACTCGCGCAGGCATCCGAGCAGGCCCAAACTCAGGCGCAGTTCAACCAGACCAAGGCGGCCACGCAGGCCCAGCAGACCCAGACCAAGCTGGATCAGGCTGCCCAGAACTCGCTGCGCAACGCCGCAATCGAGGCCGCCAAGGAGCACGCGGTCGACGAGCGCGAACGTATGGACATGGACGCCAGAGCGGCTATGAATACGCAAGACAACAGCACGTCCGTACAGATCGCGCTGATGGACCACGCGCACGCTCAGGCTATGGAGGCTTACAAGCCTGAGCCTACGAAGCTTCCCGAGTAAGGAGACGGCACGATGCAGACGTACGGGCAGAAAGCAGTTGGCCTGAACTTCAACCCGAGCGGGGACAAGGCTGTCTCTCGCTGCAAACAAATTTTTGCGGACGCTATCGACCTGTTGCAAGAACTGCGGGAAAATAGCACCAGCGGCGAAACTACCCGGCTGGCAAGCATCGCAATCACCGAGGCGCAAGGCGCGCAAATGTGGGCTGTCAAAGCCCTGACGTGGAGGAACTAAACATGGCTAAGAATGACACCAAGGGTAATCCTGTTTCCAACGATGCTATGCCGCTGCACAAAGCACTGGCTATGGGCAAGCCGGTCGAAACCGGCGCAGGAAAAGGCGCTTTGGGCGGAAAGTCCGGCGCAAAGAAGACCCCTGCGTGAAACAGATCGCACCGCTGCTCCAACGCTTGAAGGCAGCGCAAGCCCAGCTTGCGAAAGAAGCGTTGGAGCAGCCGAGATCCAATGACCTGTTTGAGTACGGGCGGGTTGTTGGGATGTACGCGGGCCTAGAGCACGCTGCAAATGTACTGCTTAGTTTCGTTGATGAGGCTGAGGAGCGCGGACTCCATTTCTAACCTTGCAAGAAGGAGCACTCATGCAAGAACATGTAATCAACAAGGTCAACCTCGGCTACGAAGGGATCGACGACGCTTTCCCCTCGGTAGATCCTAACTGCATTCCCTGCGGCTCGAATATCGTTATCCAGTTGAAACGCTCAAAGTCCACGACGGCGGGCGGCATTATTCTGGTAGGCGATAGCAAGCAGACCGAACAGTGGAATACGCAAGTCGCCAAGGTCGTACGCGTTGGGCCTTTGGCCTACAAAAACCGTGATACAATGACCCAGTGGCCTGAAGGTGCTTGGGTCAAGGAAGGCGACTTTGTGCGCGTGCCCAAGTACGGCGGCGACCGCTGGACGGTATCTATCGGCCACGGTGAAGATGACGAAATCCATTTCATCATGTTCAACGATCTCGATGTTCGGGCGATTGTCCCGAATCCGCTTTCGATGAAAGCGTATATCTAACCCTGTTACATTGCTGCCAAGCAGAAAGGAGATGCGATGTCTGATAGCACCTTGAACGAGAAAGACGACGACGATCTCATCGTAGTTGAAGAAGGCGAAGAAACGTCGAAGGACAAGGCCGATAAAAAGGATGAATCCGAAACCGACGACGAAGACGATGATGACGATAGCGATGACACTCGTCTAGGCGACAATGCCGATGACAGTGATGACGAAATCTCTGATGGCTCTAGCGCGAAAAACGCCAAGAAGCGGAAGAAGCAGAAAGAGCTTCGCCGCCGCGCTAAGGAAAATGCTGACCGCGAACTCCAGTTCCTGCGCCAGCAGAACGATGAACTTATGCGTCGCGTTCAATCGGTTGAGGGCCATGCCGTCGGTGTCAATGTCTCTCAGCTTGATGCGCAGATCGCAGCAGTTCAAAACGAAATCCGGCAAGCCGAATACGTTATTGGTCGCGCTGTTGAAGCAGGCAACGGCAATGATGTGACGGCTGCTATTCGTCTGCGTGACGAAGCCAACGCCCGAGCCAATCAGCTTTTTCATGCCAAGAACGAAGCTGAGAACCTACGAAAGCAAGTGTCGGCCCCTCGCACTGATCCGCGCGTAACATCGTATGCGTCAGAATGGCATAAGGCTAACCCTTGGTACAACCCCAACGGTCAAGATGAGCAAACGCTCATCACCAAGGCGGTTGACAATGCACTGGCATTGGAAGGTTGGAATCCTTCAACTGAAGCGTATTGGCACGAACTAACCAAGCGCGTGGCAAAACGTATTGGTGGGGAAAGTGTTGTGAACAAGAAAGCAGACAAGTCCGATAAGGGCGATAAAGCTAAGAAACGGCAGGCTCCACCAATGGGTACTGATCGCGAACACACCCCTACTTCTAGTCGTAATGAGATTTTTGTTTCAAAAGATAGAAAAGCTGCTATGGTCGAAGCTGGCGTATGGGATGATCCTGTACGTCGCAACAAGCTACTTAAGGCTTACCAAGCCTACGACCGTGGCGCTTCTCGCTGATCTACATGAAGGAGTGAGATAACATGGAATTGGATGGACGCCTTAAGAAGGACGATGGTGCCAGTCGGCGCAGCCGCGCTCTCGACGACCGTAGTGTCACCGAGAACCGAGCTATTAGCGATGACGACCGGCTCATGATGTTCCAGCAGCAGATGCACAATGACGTATTGCCTGATATTCCAGAGATCCCCGGTTATCACGTATGTTGGCTCACGACGACCAATCCGAGCGACAGTATTCAGCGGCGTCAACGGCTCGGGTATGAGCCAATTACAGCCGCCGATGCCCCCGGAATGGACTTCGCTACGCTCAAGACCGGCGACTATGCCGGGATGGTAGGCGTCAACGAGATGCTCGCGTTCAAGCTCCCCATGTCGCTGTATCAGTTGTACATGAAGGAAGCCCACCACGACGCCCCGTTGCGTGAGGAAGACAAGCTGGCTGATGTGGCAGATATGCTGCGTGAGCAAGCGGCCCGTTCGGGTTCCGTAATGATCGAAGGCGATGGAAACGCAGACATTCGTCAATCCGCCCCTGCCCCAATGTTTCATTGAGCAGGATCACTGAGTAACCTTTCGAGGTAAACGGCTATGTCTACTAATTCGGCTCCGTTTGGCCTTCGTCCGAGCTATCATCCGTCGGGGACGATCCGTCCCACTGCGTATTCGATTGCCTCGGGCTATGCGGTCAATATCTATGGCAACCAGCCTGTTCGTATCGCCCCCGCGACTACCGGTGGCGAAACGCAGGGTACTGTGGTTGCAGCCGCCGTCGGCGCGGCGTTCGTTGGCACCTTCTCGGGTGTTGAATGGACGGACACCGACGGTCGCCTTCGCGTCTCTAACAAGTGGACTGCTTCCACGGCGGCGCAGGCAAACACCAACATCATCGCCTACGTCACGCTCGATCCGGCCATTGTCTACGACATGCAGGCTAACGGTTCGTTGACTGCTGCTTCGATTGGCTCGCAGTACAACACGACCGCCATCGGCACCGGCAACTCGTCGGTGGGTGTCTCGCAGATGATGCTTGATACCGCAACGTCGGGCACCAACGCACAGCTTCGTGTCATCGGCCTTACGCCGGGCCCGGACAATGCTTGGGGCGACAATTACACCATCGTTCAGGTCCAGATTAGCGAACATCAGAATGTCGCTAATCAGGCCGCTTATTAAGGGAGGGTCTGACCAATGGCTACCCCGATGCGCAGTACCGACTTCCGCTCTATCGTCGAGCCGATCCTCAATGAGGAGTTCAACGGCGTCTACGATCAGCGGACTGATGAATATACGCAGGTCTTCAAGACCTTTAACGGTATTCCTCGCAACTACCACGAAGAACCAGTTCTGTTCGGTTTCGGCGCTGCGCCGGAACTGCCGGACGGTATGCCCGTCACGTATCAGTCGGGCGGCGTTCTCTTCATTCAGCGCTACGTCTATCGCGTGTATGGCCTTGCCTTCGCGCTGACTAAGGTGCTGGTCGAAGATGGCGATCATATCCGTATCGGCCAGACCTACGCTCGCCATCTGGCGCAGTCGTTGATCGAAACCAAGGAAACCCTTGGTGCCAACATCCTCAATCGTGCGTTCAATAGCGCATACGTTGGTGGTGACGGCGTGTCGCTCATCTCGACCGCTCACCCGATTGCAAATGGCACGTTCAGCAACCAGCTTTCGACTGCAGCCAGCTTGTCGCAGACCCCGCTGGAACAGATGCTGATTCAGATCCGCAACGCTGTTGACAACAACGGCAAGCGCATCCGTCTGACGCCGAAGAAGATCGTTGCTGGTCCTAGCAACGTGTTCCAAGCTGAAGTGTTGCTGAAGTCGGTGCTGCGCACCGGCACCGCGAACAACGACATCAACCCTGTCAAGTCGATGGGGATGCTGGACGGCGGTCAGGCCAACCTGTCGCGTATCACTTCGACCACCGCTTGGTGGGTCGAGACGGACGCCCCAGAAGGTTTGAAGCTCGCTATGCGCCGTGGTCTGGAAAAGAGCATGGAGGGCGACTTCGAGACTGACTCGATGCGCTACAAGGCAACGGAACGCTATGCATTCGGCTGGACTGACCCTCGCGGGGTTTTCGGAACGGCGGGCGTGTAAGCAAACCGCTCATTTGCTTAGTTTTTCGACGGTGGCCCCTGTGCTCTGCACAGGGGCCATTTTCGTTCTTGCTTACAGGCTTTGTATGTTATAAAGTCTGACTCCGTAAAGCAAGGAGATTAAACGTGGCCCTTTCACTGTCCGAAGTGCTTGCGAAGTTCCCGCGAAACGTCTTGACGCGATATGACTTCAGCCGCACGCAGTACCACGGTGCATTGGAGCGCATGACAAACGTCATCTGCCGCGAGCATGGCCCTTTCACCCAATACCCCGCGCAGTTCCGCAAGAACGGATCGGGATGCCCCGCTTGCGGTGGTGAGGTACGTGCGTCTAAAAAGCGGTCCACCCTCGAAACGGTTGTCGCTCAGGCGCGGGCCAAGCATGACGACTTTTATTCCTACTCCAAGGCTCAGTACGTCAACAACCAGACCAAGTTCGTCGTAACCTGCCCCAACCATGGGGACTTCTTGGTTGCCCCGAATAACCATATCTCAGGCGGTAAAGGCTGCCCGGGTTGTGGCGCGCTGAAGCGTGGGTATCGTAAGGATCTAAGCGCCGCAGCTATTAAAACCGCATCCGGGAAATAGGCTCTTTGGAGAAGTTCAATCCAGCTACAGATCCTCGCTCTGAGCGCGATATGACTTACCTTCTCGGTGCGCAACGGCTATTTGACTGCGGCAAGAAGCGTTGGGTGTGGCGCGCATCTAGTATTGCGACATAAGTCATGCTAGTATCGGATAGCTATAGCAGCAGATTACAACCCTTCGCGAAGGAATAAACTATGTCTCAGACGACTTGGAGCGGCCCTCTCGCATCGGGCACTCTCAATGCTGGCATCACTGGCGGCCCCAACATCGGTTTGGCACTGCTCACGCAGACGGCTACGCTGACTACCAACGCAGGTTTGGTGCAGAACGCTACGTTCAACATTCCAAACGGCGCGCAGATCACCAACATCGTTGTAGATGTTCTGACGGCCTACAATAGCGCCACCTCGGCTACGCTGTCGGTCGGTACTTCGAGCGGCGATTCCACCTACGTAAGTGGTGGCAACGTGGAAACCGCAGGGCGCGAATCCATCACGTTCACGGCAGCAGCGCTGACGGCTATGTCGAATGTGGGCGCTAATACGTCGGTGGTCGCTACTGTGACCTCGGTTGGCGTGCCTACGGCGGGTACGGTTGTTGTG